CCCGCTCGTAAGCCGGCGGCTGGGTCAACACCACCCAACGTCAACAAGACTGTCACCGCCGCTGTCAAGCGCGCGCTGGCTGCACTCCCAAGAGGAACCTTCGCCACCATCGGAGGCGGGGTCGCCGGACCTCATGGGGCCCTTGCTGGGTCCATGCTCTCCAAGATCACTGGATATGGGGAGTATGAGATCGGTGAGGCCTCGCACGCTGCCTTTGGCAGTCAGAGTTCTCGGCACGGAGGCGTCGTACCTCAGTTCGACAACCATCATGACAAGACCGTCATCAGACACCGGGAGTACGTCGGCCCAATTGTGTCCCCGGGAACCGGGTTCACCAACACGGCCTACGACATCAACCCTGGGAACGCAACGCTCTTCCCCTGGCTCTCTACGATTGCTCGGTCCTACCAGCAATACAAGATCCTAGGCGCGGCGTTCGTGTTCAAGTCTTTGACCTCTGAATACGCGAGCTCCGGGGGGCTCGGGCAGGTCATCATGGCCACGAACTACAACGTCAACGACGACGATTTCAGCTCCACCGTTCAGATGGAGAACAGCGAATATGCCGTCGCCGTCAAGCCAAGCGTTTCAGCTGTGCACCCTCTCGAGTGTGCATCCGACGTGCGGCGCAACGACCCCTTCTACGTCTACGACCCCAACGCCAACGCCTCTGGGAGCGTGACGGACAAGCGCTTCCGGGACATGGGTAAGTTCCAGATCGCGACCGAGGGGCTCTCAACCACGTCAGGCGTGACGATTGGGCAGCTCTGGGTGACTTACGAAGTCGAGCTCATCAAGCCCATCCTCCCCTACACCTCTCTCTCCTCATCCGCCATCCCGGCCTATTGGTCTGCCTCGAGCTACACTACGGCAGCCCTTTGGAACGAGAACATTTCCGCGAACTACGTCTCGGTTTCCGGACTGGGCGGAGCGGGCGGGTTCACGGTGTCCTTGTCTGGCGGGGTTGGCGACGAGATTGCCCTCATGTGGAAGGGTCTCGGCTCCGGCATTAACAACCAAACGTTGACCTTGTCGGGCTGCTCGAGCAACCCCTCCTCGCTCGTCATGGAACATGAACAGATGCAGTGGAATTCCACTGAGTTCACGGGCCATGCCATCGTCAAGCTTGACGCCCCTTTTGCCACCGCAACCATCAACGCTCCGGCGACGACGTCCTACGCGTCCGGGTGGTTGTACGTACAAAATTTCCTAGGCTAGC